AAGTTCTCTAAAGGTATTCTTTTCTACCTTAGTACCAGAAACATTAAAGAGAACTGTAGAATCTGGTGGATTGACACCTATTGCTTCCGCTGATCCAGAGAACGCAGAGAATGATCCAGAACCAATTTCTGTAGCTGGAGTAAAGGATTGTTGAGCAGATCCAGAGAATGTGACTGATCCAGATCCAGTTATGTATGGAACATATACTTGAACATCCTGAGTAATAGATCCAGATACCTGGATAGTTCCATAAGGATATGTTGTCTCATTAAATGGAGAGCTTAAAGTTCCATAATCTTCATAACCGACTTGATCACTGAGTAATCCATAATCATCGTAATCTTGTACAACGCTTATAATGCCATGATCATCATATCCATCAAATATAAATATCGCTCTCTCATTATAAGAATAAGTGTTCTTCTCTACCTTAGTACCAGAGAACTCAAAGAGAACTGTAGAATCTGGTGGATTGACTAATCTAGATTCTGCTGATCCACTAATTGCAGAGAAAGATCCAGATCCAATTTCAGTAGATGGTATGAATGATTGTGAAGCAGATCCAGAGAAGGTAAGGACAACTGTAGAATCTGGTGGGTTGACTCCTGTTTCTTCAGCAGCACCTGTGATTGCAGAGAAAGATCCAGAACCAATTTCCCTTAAGGAACTCTTCTCTACCTTAGTTCCAGAGAAGGTAAGGACAACTGTAGAATCTGGAGGATTGACGCCAACAACCTCAGCAGCACCTGTAATTGCAGAGAATAATCCAGATCCAAGTTCCCTAAAGGTATTTTTCTCTACCTTAGTTCCAGAGAAATCTCCAGATCCCTCTGCTTTATGAACATAAAGTAATTTTGGTTCATATAATGCAGATCCAGATATTTCAACAGTACCAAAAGGATATGCATCTGCAGTATTAAAAATATAACGATAATCTTCAACTCCTGTTGTCAATTCAGAATCAATAATAAATCCATAATCAACAAATACTGTCGCAGTAGATCCTATACTTCCATAGTCATCTGGAGTTTGTGCAAGTATTATTGATCTCTCATTATAAGAATAGGTATTCTTCTCTACTTTAGTACCAGAGAACTCAAAGAGAACTGTAGAATCTGGTGGGTTTGCTCCAACAACTTCTGCAGATCCAGAGAACGCAGAGAATGATCCAGATCCAATTTCCCTAAAGGAACTCTTCTCTACCTTAGTACCAGAAAAATCTCCAGATCCCTCTGCTTTATGAATATAAAGTAATTTTGGTTCATATAATGCAGATCCAGAGAACTCAATAGTTCCGTAAGGATATGCATCTCCAGTATAGTAAATATAACGATAGTCTAAAGCTTCAGTCTGATTATCTGCAATAGATCCATAATCAATAAAGGATGTTACAGTAGATCCTATGCTTCCATAGTCATCTGGCGACTGTGAAAGAATTATAGATCTTTCATTATAAGAATATGTCCGTTCTTCTAACGCATTATCAAGATCAAATATGAATTTGCGCTGATCTTGATAATCTAAAAGTTCTTGTTGAGGTGTAAGTATAGATCCATAATCTTCTCGTTCTGTATCGGGAGAAGATACTAGACCTAAATTTACAGATTCTGTTGAAGATTGTGTTACTAAACCCCAATCTTCTTGAATATAATATTCAGGATATGAAAACGTCTTCAGGTTAAATGTCATCGTACTTTACCTGAAGCTAGATATGGAGATACTATTCTTTCAAGTCCATTTTCTATTTCAAATACTGTACCAAATCCAATCCAGGTCAAAATAATCCCAAAGAAGACTATAGAATCTTCATTGAGATCTTCTATGCGAATAAAAATTGTAGTAAAGTTGTTTTTAGATGATCCCTTTATCTTAAAAGATTCTGTTTTTCCAGTAGAACAATACGAAAAAGAATTTGGAAGAGGTTTATCTTCCTCTTCATCTTCTAAATCATTATCTTTTTTTACGGGAATACTGCCACAATCTATGATTTCTGTTGGCAAATCAACTATACTGCCATAATCATCGGGAAAATTTTGCACTCTCTACCCTCCATATGAAAATAGGGATTGCCCCCAAGAGCAATCCCCAAAAACTAATCATATAATCTATAAGTATATATCACTCAAGAGTTACGTTAAGAGTAACTTTAATTTCATCACCAGGGTTCTGAATTCTGTAAGGACCATTTGTAAATCTTTCAGCGTAGAATACACTATTCAGAAGAGTTGCAGTTCCAGTACCATGAATAGCAGGAGTTGTAAAGAACTCTCTAAGTCCATTTACGCTATGAACAGTATAGGTAGATGAAGTAATACCCCAGTTTGCGCCAGTGGTTGTTCCTGACTGATTACCTTGAATAAAGATTACATCTCCTGCAGCCAATCCATGGTTTACAGATGTGCTGACCTTTGAGAAGTTAAATCTAACAGTTGATCCAGTAGCAACCTGAATGTTAGCAAGTAGAGGACTATCAAGATAAACATATCCAGTCGCTCTGTCGACTCCAACAACCTGTGCGGTAGTAGCAATACCTACAGTGTTACCAGTAATTGCAAGGTGAGTCATTGCCATTCCGACAGTAACTTCATCAACACCACCACTATTGATTTGAACGTAACGGTTTCCAATAACTCCAGTTACATCAGTTTTAGTAATAGCTGTTCCAGTACCAACAGTTGCGGCATCTTGAACACCAAGTAGAGTAACAGGCATATTATTTGCTCTTGCAAGATAATATCCGTAGATGTAATCTGCGTTTGTATTCAGAGCAACGTCACCACTAAAGGTAAATGTTTGCTCTGGATATGTTGCAGTCACTGTAGTTCCACCAGTACCAGTTCTTCTAAGAACCCAGCGTGATCCATTTAATAGGATACCATAATTTGATGTATAAGACTGATCACTTCTATTGTTTATGCAACTTGGATATCCAGTTACAGGTGCGGTTCCATAACCACATGAAGCAGCAGCTGCACCACCAGCATATGGTTCATAATATTTGGTTCTGCTTGGTTCATCACCATCAGCAGGTGTAGTATTACTAGAATATAGTTTAAGAATTAAATTTCTTGGAGAAGTCTCAGAAAGGGTTGGCACATGATTATTTGCGCCAATCAGATATCTAAGTGATTCTACTTCACCAATAGCTGGTACTAACAGTGCCATCTAAAAATCTCCCTCGTTGGCTTTCGTGTTTAACTAAAGTTATTTATCATAATTTCAATTTAAAGGATATTAGGAATTGCGTAATATCCACAGAATAATTTACCACAAATTTTATAATATCCCCAGATAATATTGTAGTATTCCATCCAGTTAACGTATCATCAAATCCCTTATTTGTATTAGATATTGTAGGATAATTGCCAGAAACAATCGACGTAAAGGTAGGATAACTGGAATAATTTGATTTTTGAATATCAAGTTGAAGATTTCCAGGAGTTTCTGCAAATATCTTCCAAGAATCAATTATACCATTCACATCAACTGTTAATAATCCTTTTTCACCTGGCGTCATATTTTGATTTCCGCTATCAACAATAAAATTGACAGTTCTAGTCAGATCAGCAGTTGTTACTAAAGCAATTACAAATATATCATCCGTTACAAGTGGAGGATTTGTAAAAATGATAGAACTTCCAGAAACAACAAAATCTTCTGAAGGTTCTAAGAAATAATTATTTTTCCCAACTAATAGTTGCTGATCATTGATTGGAGTATATGGTGTTCCATCATCATATAAAGAAAATGTCCTACCAATGCCATTAAATCCTGAAGAAATATCGTCAAGAATAATATTATTATACTGTATTGATTTTGACGGAACTTCAAAGTTAACATCAACTCCATATTTTGGAGGAGTTGATACCGTAACTCTTTTCCTATTATGAGAAATGGTTACATCGTATTTTGTCATAGAGTAACTCCTGGATTAACTAAGATATTACCCTGTATTACTCTAGTTTTAAATCCAGTACCAGATGTCAATAAAACGTCATACATATGCCTACCTTCTTTTAAGGTCTCAGTCACAGAACTTGCCATTGATACTGTAATTTCACCAGCAATTCTATCCACAAAAGTAACATCAAATGGATAGGAAGTTGTTGATCTTGGATGTTTTTTTAAAAAACATTCAGCAGTATAATCAGTCAAGTTTAAAGGAGTACCATCATCATTTCTGATGGTAAAATCAACGTCAAAGTCTGAACCTTGCTCAAGCACTAGATTTATATTAATTGCAGACATTAACCTTTTTTACTATTCTTATATCTTATTTATTAAGTAGCATTGTTCCTTCTGCTGCCATAAGAATACAAATTTTTTGGTTTTTCTGGTTCCATCCATTCTAAT